TACGTAAATGAACGTGGTATTATTCCACATTCCACCGAGGTTTACTGATGCGGATTCTTGATAAAGAATTTGGTCACCATCGGTTTGAATAATATGCAAATCCGAGGATTGACTACGTAACATTATATCAGTATAATCTGTGCTAAATAGTGGGAAATAGCTACTGGATGCAATAACTGTTCTTGTTGAACCACTGGTTACTTGAACTCTTCCGTAGTCCAACTTTGATGCTGATGGATGAGGAACGATATCAATTGTCCATTTGCTATCTCCAGTCACTAATGACGCTGCTTTTCTTAATGTTGGATTAAATCTTAGTTGTATAGTTTGTGCAGTAAATGATGCAGACACAAAAGGAACAGACAAATAATTTGATGAAGCGGAATTAAATGTCAATCCGTAGGTTAATTCATCCGAACGAATATAATTTCCAGCTATTGGATACGTACTTTCTTTAATTTGTAATACTGGTGATGTAATGCCGTATGTGTTGAGTACTGCATCCATTGATGTACGTGACCCTTTACTCTTTACCAAGTAAATTGCACTGTGTAAAACTCTCTTCCAAGTTTCAGCTACTAATGACCGAGAACCACTATCGCTACTATATGTGGAAATAAAGTTTTCTAAGTTAGTTAATGAATATATATTTGGTAGCTCTAATCCAAACGATTGCGCAACTTCATACACTTGGTCCATCGTAAGTTCATCAAATGGGTCAGGTGTAGTGGAATGAATATATGGGAATTGGTCAATATATACCTTGATGTTGTCCATCATGTGACCAATCATCGATACAAATGTCAAAAATTCTTGAGACTCTGTACTTTCTTGAATGTGAAGTGGTAAATGCTTCAGTAATATATTTTGATTGTATTCGTCAAATCGTTGTGCAATAAGAGATTGTGCACTAAACCACGATGATGCTTGTGCCACACTATATACTGTTCCATCACTATTTTTTGGCCATGTGCCTGGTGCATTATACTCTACACCACTATCTACATAATCAACACTTGCTGAATAGATAGATGATGTTGGTGCATAATATAAGAATTGTTCGTAAGGGTCAAAATTACGAATAACATTTTCAATTTGTAAAGCTTTATTTGACCCACCAGCGTTACTACTAGACAAGCTTGCAGATATACTCGCTGTCGTAAGACTTTCTATCTCAGTTAGCTTGGTTTTAAAAGTAATCAACCTATCATACGCAGAACCAAAGTTTACAAAATTTCTGTAATCCGAAAAATCAATATTTAATTCCGATGAATTAAAATCTGCGGTAAGCCATCTACGGAACACGGTATCATTATACGAATAAGTGCTACCACTTACCACTGTGCCCGCTGACCCAGTGGATAATCCTAAAGATTGGATTGTTGCATTAGTAATGTATTTATCAGTTGCTACATCAAATTTTATTGAATTGTTTACTGGACGTAGGTATGGAGTAGTGTCTGCCAGCTGTCCTAGTTCTAACTCAAATGTGTCAACTACACTCTTAGCGATATCCCGCGTAATATATGCGGTATCCAATGTTTGAATACTATCGTCAACAGGTGTTAGTAGTCTAAGTTGAACTTTGTTTGAATCGGTAGGTGCCAACCGCCACGCTTCAATCACATATTGGCGGTCTACGTTGAAGTTAAGGATACTCTTATATTCTTTTGATTCATCAAAGAAAGTAATTGCTTTATCGTTAACAATTTTGGTAGACCCGGATAATAAAGCATCTAATAATGGAACCGTGTACGTTATAAATGTTACACTAGTAGGAATTGCTATTCTTGCCGATTCGATATTTGTTGCGTCAAGACTAACGTAGGCACTATCTTGCGTGTTTAAAATACTATCAATGAGTCTTATATAGTACTTAACTATATCTTGGCAATACGCAAATAGACGTTCGTTAGCGCTTAGTTGTCTACCATTAACAGTTATAGAAGATGGAATATACTTGTCAGAAAAATCAAAGTGTGTTCTGTAATCTGGTGGGTAATTATCTGCACATTCTCCTACTCCACAGAACAGTGCATTTGCTAACGCTTGTTTTAATAATCGAACAGTTCCACCAGCATAAGATTCTGGTGGTTGTGTACTAACTCCTCGTCCCCAAATTCCAAATACAGAAGCTTTTGGGTCCGAGTACAATTTTGGATTCATGTTTGGAAAATCTTGCTTATTAAAGAACCAAACATTACTTACCATAACTTCTTGTAAACTTCCACCAGGAGCTAGCGGAGAATATCCCGATACGGGTTGGCTGAAGTTATCTAAGATAATTCTTAATTTTCTTTGTTTTTCTTGGAGTTGACCGCGAGTAAAGATAACTCTAGTAGATTTTACTATCTTAAATACCGGTTCAAACTCATATTCACCAATTGATGCTGTTACATATGAACCGAGAAACGATAGTTCATCCCCTGCATAAGTTATTCTATCTGCATAATACTTTAATTCTCTTGGAGCTATATCAGAGTCTACACCAAATCTATCGTTACTTGCTGTATTGATGTTTATAATTTGTGCACTACTAGTGACACTTCCAGACACAATATCAAGTAAAATACTTTCTTGAATTACATTACGAGAGCTACTTACTGAGAATGAAGCGGAAGGATTTGCAAATACTTTTAACTCTACAGAACTGACTGGTGGAATTTGTATTACTCTCGTATTATTCGACACCAACCCAGATGCAGTGTTATATACTTGTACCGTTGGGGTACTTGTGTTTTCCGCGTTGATTATAAGAGAAATAGGAATAGTGCTGTCATTATTTTTTAATGTCAGTGGCACACTAACCGCAGGATTACTAGTATTTTTGATATACTCAATACTACTAGTAGGGAATACGTACTCAAATGCTTTGGTTATGTCAAAAGTGCTCATAGTAATATAAATCTATATTGTTGATTTCTGGTTACCTTTTCATACTCTGTGCGAATCGCATTCGCCGCAATATCATTTAAATATACGCTGGTAAAGCTACTGGTTAGATTTGTTATGTCTCTTGCAACGGTATTTGATACTACTAGATACGCATTATCTAATACTTGTTGTGCGATTTGATATACCCCAGGAAAATTTACACTTCCTGTATCAAATCCATATTTTACCAAATCATCCGTGGTAGTTTCACCAAGTAGTGAAGCGATTGATTGACTATTAAGCTGACTTCCTGTTGTGTAGGTAACAAGAGTAGCACTATTTGGTTGATTAAATAGTTGTTTGATAGCATTTTGTACATTTGCTGCGGAAATATACGGTATTGCAAACTTATTAAGTTCATTAATCTTTGTTGCATCGGTTAATTCTAATTCTATTTCTTGTCTTGTAATAGAGATATCGGTTACTTTTAATACTTGGTCAGTTGATGAACCGACTTCATTCTTAAAGAAATTAAATGTTGCAGAAACTTGACCAACCGGAAAGTTTATTCCGGTGAGTTTTGAGAAGTCTATAAATAATAAATTTCTGCCAGTATTATCGTCGTAAGTTAACGTTTTAGTGACTAATGCGCCTGGAGTAGTTTCATTTGAAACGGTAGTAGTAAAAATAAGTGAATTGTCTGCTAAACTATAGATATTAACTTCAACATTGTATCCATTTAGATTTACTGGAAATTCCGCAGGAACTTCCATAGATAACAAGTCATCCGTTAGATTTTCGATAACGCGAGAAACGGTATACTTTGCATACCGTTTTGATTCACTTAATACGTCCGTTTTAAAATTTTCTTGATTTGCCATTATGTCAGCTCTTCAAAAGTTTTATTTATCGTAGTCTTCCAAACATCATAATTAATATTTTCTACGTACAGCGGCGTATAATAAATGTTACCACGTTCTACCGTTGGGTCACCACCAGCTACTACAATTTGTGCAGACCCATCGTAGTTAGTTTTCATAGATGCACTGTAGTTGGAAGCTGTAGCATCTACTTGACTAAATGAGATGTCTATCGTTGACTTGCTTTCAACTGCGTTAGCATCTGGATTGTCGCTATACACGCGAATGGTATTTGTCATAGATTATTCAACCTGAAACGTAGTACTTGTATCAATAGTTCTGGTATATCCACCCGAATTTATCTTTATTTTTAGTGTATAGAAGCGACCACTATATAATGGTGATGTATCTAACACTATATATGACCCCGTTGGGTCTGTGCTGATGCGCGAACCATCATCAAAGTTTACGACCGTTGTATTACTTTGTGTATCAACGATTGAATAATATGATGAGGTAGGTAGATAATACTTGTTTTTATATCGTAGAACTGAATCGAAGTTTTTTAATGGATATTCATCACGTACCACAAGATTTACTTTACTGATATCACCCTTTGCATACACTTGTTTTAAATTGGTTGGTACCACCTTAACGTTTAATGAAGTTGGAACCGCAACCAAACTTCCAGTTGAGAACGATTGGTTATTCCAACTGACTTCTAGTGTAGGTTGATAAATGGTATGCGTTTGTGTAGAAAATACTTTAATGCTACCCTTGTTATTTGAATCAATTTCATCAGCGGTTGGAAACTGTAATACTATTCCGTAGAAATTACTTTGAAGTGATTGGCTTACTATTGGAGAAATAATATTGGTTACATCGATTCTTAAATCTCCAAGCGGATATTCTGATAGTGTAACACTAGCGGAGGTCGATCCAGTGAGGAAGTCTCCACCAGCTCTACTCCACGATACAGATGTGGTAGCTTGGTTCCACGTTGCTCCATCGTTAGCGTTCTGTACATCTTGGTAAAAATATCCACTACCTTCATCCCACGAACGGGATACTTGATATAATAGAAGTTTTTGATTTCGCTTTACATTATCTGCTTGTGCTAATTTCAAATTTAAATAATAATTTGACCCCGTGGAAACACTTGCCGTTGTCGGTAATTCAAAATATAACATAGTTCTAGCCGATGCCGAAATATAACTGGGTTCGACTAATGCGGTATCTACCACTTTACCAATTTCAAGAATTTCATCCAAGCCAGCATTATTTGTTGGATATGCTTGGTAAATGGTTGTGTCTTTACTGGCGGTTAGGAATATTTTCATTGTACGCCGTCAACGAATTGGTACTTGTTGAAAATTTCAATATTTCTTAATGTCTTAACGCCATCGATTGTATTAATGACATTTCTTAAATCAGCCAAAATAATTGGTTGACCGATAGACCACTTGTCGATAGAGAAGAAGTTTTGAATTTCACCAATACAACGAGTCAATACATCCCGCATATTATAGTTTTTAAATACTACGATTTCAAATTGAACACCGATATTAATGATAAACGCATCAAGAATGTTTACGTCATCTGTCATCAAACGGTATTGTTCTAGATAACGTGCTAAATTGTCTTTTACAATCGTATTTAGTGTAGCGAGGTTTCCAGCCTTATTATATCCCAAGGTATATAGATTTATAGTATTTGGACGTACTGGATTGTCTACATATGTACGGTCTGATGATGTGGTACTTTGAATTCTGTTTATTTGTTCGTCACGGATAGCATAAGCTTTTGCAACTCTACCGTACTTTTCGGGTAACGCTTGTGCTCTAATAATATAATCATCTACCGTGACCACACGGTTTTGTGCGTTGAAGAATCCTAATGCATTTTGTTTGATTTCTTCTGTAGACTCCCCGTCACCGCCACCCGTGGCTGGTTCTTCATTATTTACAGACAAACTTTGTACCGCAGTATTAAACGCGGATAATTCTGCGGTAGAATATGCGGTAGTGTCATTTAAAATAATTGGGTTACTTACATTTACAATTGTATTTGACGGAGTGTTTGTACTTGTGCCACCACCAACTAAATAGGTTACAGTAAGTGTAGTGTTTGCTGGGGCAATTCCGTATGCATTACTGTTTAGGAAATTTACGTTATTTACTGAAGTGTTTCCTAGCACATTCTTAATAATATTACCATATTGATTATTTGCGACTTGGCGAGAATCTAAAGTCAGATTTAATTCAGAGTCATCGCCTGTTCCTGAGCCGAATAGTAATTCTACTCGTAAATTTCTATTAACTCTTGTTGTAAATCTTTTTGGTACCTTACGTAATCTTAACTTTGCACTTGGCATGACGCCATCTTCATTATTATTTGTTACGTCTACGTCATCCATAATGACATCTTGTGCCAAATAATCTACTTCGTACCACGTATTATTATCAGAATCTACTACACTTTCAACTCCGATAATTGGTTCATTTGGCAATGTTATCGTAGTAAACTTTTGGGCAGTACCAAAATTAAAAGTCGCCGTCTTTGCTACGGCGGCAACTAACTTTGCTTGTTTTTCTACGATAAATGTGGAAGGTAAGCCGCCAGCCAATGAGTTAATAATATAGTTAGATTCCGTGATATCACTAAAATCTATATCCTCAATTAATCTAAATTGTATTGGGCTTTGGTCATTGGTGGTAAATATAGTTCCTGCGCCAACTTTTAACAAATATAATGGGTCTGGGGAATATACCCCGTCTGTAAGTTTAGCTGGGACGATTTGGTATACGGTTGCGCTGGTTGTAGCAGGTGCTGTTAATCTTGGTTTGTATCCGAGAAATTGAGCGAGTGTGACTACGTTTTCAGTTTGTTCAGCGTATGCAAGTAAATTTTCTTTAAATTGGTTATCAATATAAAACGAAAGAACATCACCGACGTAGGCAGCCATATCTATAAACATCATACCTGGGGAAGATTCATTGAAATCCGAGTATGTGTTTGGGTAATATGACTTTGCGAACTCTATAAGATTTTGTCTAAAGTCGGTAAATGTCTTAGAAATATAATTAATTCTCTTGACATTTGGCCGTGGTTGTATGATTATACTCTGATTACTAGCCATCTAGTACTCCTAATTTAAATTTATCTACCCGGCACTGTTCCTCGAACAAGGCCTCGGATTGTAGTAGCTGATGTGTCGGATGTGCTTACTTCAGATAGAGCTTGCTCACCCCCAACTTCAATTGTAACCGAATCCGTTACGTTTGGATTACTTCTAAACCGATATAAACAATAAAGTTCTAAGCGGTTTTCAGCTGTATTTTCTGTGATGTCGAATTCGACAAGTTCCAAGAAAGGTAACCAATTGTCTATAGCTTCTATAATTACAAGTCTTGCTTGTTCTTTGGTTTCATCTGATATTTGTTCAAAGATAACTTTCCACAAATCACAACCAAATGTAGGCAACCCGACCCGTTCACCTTTTCTAGTTAAAATCAAATTTTTAAGATTTGACTTTGTTTGTTCTAGAATGGTGGTAGATTGTGAAAAATACCCCGTGTTTCCTCTTTTTAAGGGAAGGGTTATGCCTACATACTGTTGTGCCATATTTACTTACTCAATCCCATTGCTTTCATCATAGCGGAATAATCCTTGTTGATTGCTTGAAATGCAGGATTATCTTCTTCTATCCCTCTGGGTGGTGTAGGCATTACCTTTCCTGTTGTTGCAACTATTGTGTCGCCTATCCGGTCTAATCCCATCATTTCTGCTAATTGAGCACGTGAAAGTTTTGACTTTGGTGTTGCGGTCGGTGTAGATTCTTGAAGTGATTTTACTTCTGCAACAGCTTCACCGAGTAACTTAGGAAGAACTTTTTTAACTTCTTCTTCCACCGCTTCTTTTACAAGTTCTTTTACGTATGCTCTAAACAATGCTTTATCCATAATTTATCCTCTACTGGTGATACTCTTTCTTAGAGTAAACGGCTTTTCTGCCCGTGTAGCATCTAACGTTTGTTTTTGTATTAATTGACTTTGTGATGTATTTTTAATGGTAATTGAGTTGGTTTTTGTTGTAAAATTATCATTACTTATAAAATCTGCTGCCGATAACTTAGACTGTAATGTTTTTAACTGACTTAACAACGCGGGATTAAATGGTGCTGGTCCCGCTGTTGTTATTACTGCCGCAGGAACACTTGAAAATACTGCTACAAACTCATTAAGAAACTGCACTAACTTATTTCCCAAAACTAACGGTTCGTTAGCATTCTCCGAACCTATAAATATCTTTGGACTCGAAATAGATACCATATTATTCGCAGTCATTCTAATCGAAGTTTCAGAATCTACCGTAATATCGTTCAAACTACTCAGGTTAATTTGGGTATTAGAAAAGAGCGAAATTTCATTATTTTTACTGTTAAGTACCAGTCTATCCGAGCTCAAAAACATTTGTGCCCCAGTATACTCAGCGGTGGGGGTAGAACATGACCGTAAATGAGCCTTTTGGGTAGAATTTGTCTTTGTTGTTGCTGCCAAAAACGGTACTTTTTCGTTTACTACCATCCAAATAGAGTTTTTATCCTTATTAATATTTTCATATGTCAAAGAATAACTTGTTTTTGTTCTAGTAGATAACTCTGTCGGAGTTTCCCACTGCCCAGCTGTTATTAAAATGTTAGCATCGGGTACTGTATTATTGGGATTAGTAAACTGACTTGACCCCATTCTAATAATATTTCCGAATCTGCCCTGTAGAATCGTGTCACCTTCAAATGACCGAACTGGTAGGGTGTATACATTACTAACAATAGAAGCACCAATCGGAGTCGGTTTATTTAATTCTCCCGTTCTGACTCCACTAGCAGCAAGACGAGAGTTTTCCGAATTAGGTTCGTCCGATGCTGGCGTTGGGGCATATTTGGTCGATATTTCTAATAGATAACCGTCAGTAATCTTGTTGGTAGTGTTGATTCTTCTACTATAGTATGGTTTCCCCGCTACCAACATAATCATAACAATTTCGTCTATAAGAGGATACTCTTGTATATTAGACTCAATAGGCGGAATCCAGTTTAAGTTGTTTTCTGCCTCGTTCTGGTCATACGGGATTGCTCTAAACTTAATATACCCAACGTTACTACCATCTTCGCTATATTCTTTATGTGTTTCATTTGTAATTACGTCAACAACTAATCCACTTCTATAAGCAGATGGTTGACGAATAGCTATTCTTGGATAGCTAGAAGCCCCAGGTTGGTTGATATCAAACCCATACCGAGCTATCGTCATTTTTTACTGCTCGCAAAAACGTCATCCAAGTCCTTCACATCCTCTTGAAGTCCTTGGATTTCTACTTTAATATCACCAAGAAGTGCGTTCTTTTCTTCTTCAGACAACAAACCGTCCAAAGATGCATTAGACTTGACACCAACAGACACAATACGTTGTGCGATTTGTGCAACGCGGACTAAATGTTCGTCATTCTTGACATTTACTTCGATAAATCCCTGCACAATAGGTCCAATCACTGCAGCATCTTCTGGCGTGCGGATGAGTTGGACCATTTTCATAATAAACGAGTTGATTTGGGTTCGTTTACTGTCTGTATTTTTGTGTATTTCTGAGAAAATATCGGCCAGACTTTTCCCATCATATAATTCTGAATTGATATCCATTGAAACCTCCTAAATTCCTATATTATAAATAGATAAGAATTATCTTTTATACGAGAAATAGGAGGATGGGTCGGAAAGATGTCCGTTTACACGAAATTCCCCCAACATCCGTATAATGTGGGGTCGCATCTTATTAATGACCTTGGTAATGTGGGCGGTCTTATAATTGGTCATTTCCCGTACCATAAGGTAAAGGGCTTTTTTGTTAAAATTATCAATATTATCTATTCGTTCAATCAATTTGACAATTGCGGTTGCTATTTCGATATCACGTTTCTTCTTGAATATCTTTGTAGTGTTGAACTCCCAGTATTGGACTAATAATTTGAGGAATTCCTTCATATCCACCGTAGAATCACGTGTTTCTGGTTCTACAATTAGCATTTCTTCCAGTGTAAAGGAATCTTCGGTCTGGTCTGAAAAGTATAATACCCGCTTTTCTTCCTTATACGAGTTATTATTATGTAAAATCAAGTAATTCTTAGCAATTACACTAAAGTATGAGAATGCCTTTCCCTTATCTTCTGTAAATTTATGAAGATTGATAACAAGAAAAGAGACTACCTGCGCCTTAATCTCGTCGAAGGTACCCTCCATATATGGAAATTTGAACCGATTGATAACGTTTTCTGCTAGCTTATCAAGCGGTCCTTGAATTTTACTTCTAAATAATTGTTCCCGAGTGTCGGGGTCATCTGATTTATTGTATGCGATTATCGCTTTTTCAGT